TTCATCACTCACAGGAGGCGCCACGATCCCTTCTTGACCAATGTTTTGCTGTAAATGCGTAATAAATTGATCAAAAAAAGTGCGCCAATTAGGATGTATGGATACTTTATCCTTCGGATCAATTAATGGTGACATCGGCATTTTTGGGATCATGGGTATAAGCTTATCTGTGCGCTAATAATTACAACTCGCCCATAAGTCCAAAATCCGAACTTGGGCACAAAATCATTTTCAATTCCCCCTAAATTCCATAGGTCTAATTTATTTTTTCTTTTGCCTAATAATCTTAATTTTTTACTGTAAATATGACCAAAAGATGCACCGCCATCTGTTGAGCAAGAAAACTCAAGCTTCGTTTGCGCTAATGCACCGGGAAATGGAGTTGGCGGATCAATTTCATTGATAATTCCATTCTGTCCAGACTCCATTGTTATATTGATATTTTGGATAACGAGCCTGTCAGCGTCAGGAGTTCTGATGTTTTTGCATATTCGATAACGAGGAATCATCAATAATGTATCGGTAGTCGTTCCATAATTGATATTTGTGATTTGAGAATTCATCTCATAAATATTTCCATCGTTTATCGATACGAAATAATAAGAGTTATTAAAGAATGCTATTTTTTTAGCAGGATGATAATTCAAATGCTCATCAGTCACGCTGAAAAACATTTGTGTATTAAAATCATAAATATAGCTCACATTATCTGTGTAAAAAGTAATGTGATAAATGATGTGACCTTCCAGCTTATAGAGCATCCCAAATGAATTTTTAGGGGCTTTTAATTGGCTCAATACGAAATCAAGACCATCATTCGATATAGTCTGTGGTGGAGATGCTTCCTGAGAATACATAATGGTATTGCCAGACTGCTGATTGCTGGCTAACCACACCATCAATCCAAATCCAGTGGCTATTGTGTCTGCGTTAATAGTCCCATAATCGATACAGTAAAAACTGTTACGAACATAAGGAAATAGCTGTAAACCCTGATCTGACCAAGGTTCAGTTACGGTGCCTCCAACAATTAAAAGCTGCCTGTCTAATGCTACGCAAGCAACGCAGGTTGTCGCTTTTGACTGTAATTCCCCAGTATTGTTTGCGCCAACTGGCCACACTGTGCCGTCGCTTTGCTTGGATATGAACCATTGATTGCTACTTAAATCGGGGGCAATAAAGTATGTATCTTGATAAGCAATCATGCCTGCCCTAAAAGTTACAGGGACAGTTTGAAAAGTGTTCATGTTGTAATCGTAGATGTACACATTAAAAGTGCCATCTGTAATTGCTATTTGACCTGCTAGGTTATCAGCAACCCATGCCGGACCCGTGGAGGTCGTAAGGCTTCCTACGCGAGTTTGATTGAAAGAATTATCAATCAAGAAGACACCGCTATCTATCACAGCAATTAGTGAATTTATTTTAGCTGCATTATAAATTGTACGCCCTTCATTACTGACGCCAATTGAAAGTTTAAGCTTATAACCTGCAAAATCTACTAAAGCGCCATCCGAAACTATCATGTTAAACGTCTGCTCTGATGATATTTTAGGATAACGCCCAAATCCATTACCGCCAACAATGTCTAGCTGTCCGCTAATACTCTGGGGAAATTGCCAAGACCTGTCGCCAGTTTGTAAAGTATTTTGTCCACCACCTTGAGGATTTATCATGCTTGCGTCCATCCTTTACCAAAGTTGGCTTGTGCATATGAGATGGAATCCTGTTTGGACAATGTAGCTATCTTAGTGATAGTCATATCCAAAGGATTTAAGTCACGCATTTTATTGCGATAATTATCTAAATCTTTTTGAACGGATGGAGCCATACTTATTTTATTCCAACCGCATAGCTTTCCTGCCAATTCATACATTAAATAAACTTGATAGAACTGGTCGAACATTGTGTCTAAATCGGTCGAAAATATAACGTTCGATAATAAAAATCGTCCCGTAATATTTATTACATAAGTGCTTGATTGCGGAGTGAAATATAAATAGAGGTTCGTACCACCCAGATATCTTTCTGAATAATAATTAAAAGGAAGCGCCTGTATATCATCTACACGCGGCGCTCCCCAATAATGATTCTCATTATCCCTGTACATTTGATATCGAACAGTGCCGATATTAAATGATGCAACATCAAGGTGCGCTAAATTAGGGACAAAATAAAGCTCTTGCCCCGGAACGCACGCAACTTGAATATGCTGAATATAAGGTACATGGCGGGTAGTAATGCTTAGTTCATCCAGCAAATTATTGAGCCAAAATAGCCCGTCATTGCCTTCTGAACCTTGAACGTTATCCTCGTCCCTAGCAACTAAGCCAGAAAGATAATAAGCATTCGTTATAAGCGTACCCGCCAACATAGGGATATTTCCTTAAGCAGGGAATATCAAACGCATTGAGTATTCAGGAACAATGGTATATCCCCAAATAACATCATAAATAGACCCATAAACGTTCTGTCCAAATTGTGAACCGTAAGTGAATCGAAGTGATACACCAGTTTCGGAGTCATACTTGTTTGCAGTTACGAAAGGACTTTGATCAGGCAAGCGCGGCATAGCTAAAAACATTGCTTTACCACCATTAATCATCCCAGCCCTATGATTAGGCAATGCTTTCAATTGCATACCAGCAGCTACAGGATTATTGATGTTTTGGTTTGAGTTACCGGGCGTGCTAATCAATGGAGGATTAACAGTAATAACAACGTGACCTGAGCCATCTGCGCCAGCATTAGCGGTTGCCAATACTTGTACAGGGTTAGCTGATGGTAAGTGACCGATAAAGGTCAAGTAACGCATATTAGGTTGACCGCTCACGTTATCTTGGAACTGTAGTAAGTCACCCGCTTTGATCGCGTTAGCATCTGAAGCAGTTGCACCACTCAAGGTAATCTGTGTGCCATCAGTGCTTATACTTATAACAGTTAAAACCTGGCCAGCGTTACCAACTGTTCCAGCTTGTTGCAATGGTAACAAGTTAGAAGAATACCAATCAGCTTTGCTAAAACGACCAATTTCCCAATCATTAGCAAGCTCTTCGTTACGATTCATAACGAATTGATTTAAGCCAGTCCCTACAATGGTAGGAACGTCAATATCTGATAAATATCCGCGAATATCAGAGACTGGAGCGCCATAGTTTCTATAGAAGGCCAATGCGGACGCTAACTGAGTAAATGAATCAATTGCGGTTGTCCCATCACCATAAAAACGATATGTGCTTGTTAGGATGTTAGATGCCAAATTAGCTTCGACGTTTGCACCCAATTCAGCGATCGCCGACTTTTCTAATGGCTCCTCATAATTATTGTTCTCAATATTAAAGATTAATTGTTCAGCATCAAACGCAAATGGCACTGCACCTTGCTGGTTTACAGTCAAAGGCAACACACGCTGTTGGACACCTTCAAAGTTTGAAACAACAAGTGAGTTCTGGAACACAAAACGAGGAGGTAAATCAAAGGTAACTGTGTTACCTAAGTTAGCCGTTTTGTTTTCAAAATCTTTAAACTTAGTGTTTGCCGTACCGATAAAACAATTTTGGTTTTGCAATAAACCTAAGCCTGAAGCTTGGTACGTTTGTACCGCTTGTAAAATATTAGTCATCTTGATAACTCCGATCACCGTGTAATTAAATTACGGCAATGAGCTAACAGACTTGTTTTAGTAGCGGCCTCTATATGCTGCTCGAAATTCAGCCGGAGTCTGTGGCTTCTTGCCGATGCCAGTATTCGACGGCTTAATTGAATTGAGCGGTGGCTTTGGAGTTGGTCGTCCTTCTGCGTCCTGATTCACCTTTAAGGAATCAGATAACTTCTTCATTTCGACTTGTGCCAAACGGGGATCAATGTTTGCTAACTGCATCAATGTTCCTATTTTCGCTGGCTCTTGTGCCAAGTGATAAAGAACATCTCCTGAATTATCTACACTATCCGCAAAGTGCAAGATTGTTGGAACCTTCGTAAAATCAACACGACTAGTAACTGCGTCATAGTCAGGAATACGTTGCTGTGCTTCATTCACTTTGCCTATTAAAGAATTGATGACACGTTTTCCGTGCTCTTCTTGCTGTAACTTAAGGTTATCAGCATGGCGCTGCGCTTCTGCTCTTGCATAGGCATCTGCAACACGTCGATCAATCTCACCTTGATCTAATTGTTGCACACCGCCCATGTTCGTATTTGCTGGTGGTGCTATAGGATTTGCAGCATGTTGTGCTTGCATATCTGCTACTGCTTTGTCATATCCCTTTTGATGGCCTTTAGCCATCGCAACACCCATCAGCTCATTAACTTTTGCTTGCGGTACTGTTTTGTCAATCTGTTCCGGTTGCGCTGTCTGCACGTGTTCAACTGGTGCAGCAACATCTTGCGCTTGTAATTCGCTCATTAATTAAACCCTCTTTTGACTATTAACCCCGTCGCGGTAGATACCTAGCTAAGCTTGCTAGTGAAGAACATTTGACCCGTGTCACGGTAAAAAGACCGACTTTAAGGCAATCGTTGCCTGTGTATAACCTGTGAATATGTTGTTGATAAGCCGTTGATAACCTTATACTGATTTTATTGCGTCAGCAATATGATATAGGTGTAATTTTTAACAATAATTGATAGGAGAATTAAATGGTTAGAGTGTTATGGAAGATAGTACCAAAGGCAGAATTACCTAGTGATTCATTATTTGAGATAAAAAAGGCTTTAATGGCAGACAATATGTTATTCAATAAATACAAACATGAGCTAGCAAATGATGTGCGGGCACAGAATCCCATGAGATTTATAGAGCAATCTAAGCATACACAGTTTTATACGATTAATGAGGTGTATGCAGGAATTTCGATGAGAACAACGATAGCGCGTGATTTGATGAATAATGAAGCGAGAGTCAGAATAGATTGCGTGTTTGAAACGGATGATGAAACCAGTTCCACATAGAACTAGAAAATCCCGCTAGTAATTTTACAAACTAGCGGGAACCTCAGTCATACCCGAAGGAAGAGCCAATTCAGCATTTCTTAGCTATTCGAAGATATATTAGCAATTATTTTTATTCTTCGCTATCACCTTGCTCTTCTTGTGGCTGTGTCATCTGCTGAATCCTATCCAGCATTTGATGCGCATGTTCATTAGCCATATCATGCCCCTTTAAAGCAGTATCAACTTTCTTGACCTTAACTTCATGCGCTTTAAGAATCACATTGTGATGATTGTCTTCACGCTCAATTGCTAATTTAGCCAGATCAATCTGCTTGTCCTGCTGATCAGATTTGTTCTTTAAAATTATATCAAGTTGCTCATTTTTCACTTTTTCTTTACCTAATGCGAACTCATTTTGATTCTTCTGAGCTGCAATCTGATTACGCTGTATATCAGCTTGAGCACGTATAACGAGAGGATTAGGTGTCCCTTGGCTACTTTGTTTCTGCTGTGCCATTTCTTGCATTTGCTGCTCAGCCGCCTGTTTAAGCTGCTCAACGCCCCTGCAATCGATGTTATCAAGCAGTATCGGTAATCCTTTCTCGTTAATAAGCTGCGCAAATGCTGGGAATGCTTGAGCCAATATACCCATAAGTTTAACAGTTCTCTGCTTCTGTACTTCAAAGTTAGTACCTGCCTCAACTACCACGCCCAATGCGCCGGGCGGATAGTTAATATGGATATGGCTGCCTTGATGACCGTTAATGTTTGCATAAGTTTTCTTGCCCTTCTTATCAACCACAGCAATAGCACGCTTATTGCTATAAACAATCGGCATGATATCGATAATTCCTTGCGCAACTTGGTTCCAAGCAGCCATGAAATTGACAATATAAGGCATCGTAGCTGAGTTTGTTTGCGTAATAGCTTCCATCATTGCAATACCAGATAAATCATCCTGATTTAATCCTAATGACGCTTCAAAAGAGCCAACAATGCCTTGAATCATCTGTGGCATTTGCATGAACGTTGACAATACTTCTGGTGGCAATGGAATCATCTGTACTTCTTGAGGTGCCGGAAGAGGCGTAACACCATCATCTTTGTACGCTTTATAAATATAGTTAGATGGCTTTTGAATATTAGTATAGTTTTCAAGATACTGAGATGGTATGCCTTCAAGTGCAACCTTCATCTTTTGTTGAAGCATGTTTTCCAGGCCGTTAGCCAAGGACTGGCCAGCCACATTCATAAGACGTTGCGCGCCTGTTGCCTGATAAAACCACGGACGTGAAAACTGCTTTAAATCTTCCTTTGATGAATTACGTAAGTATTGGCTATTACCGTCAACAAATATCAGCGGCAGGATAGTGAATACTGTCTCATCTTCTTCAAGAATCTGATTCTGTATAAACCTGCATCGCTCAATGGTTACTACATTAACCCAGCGCTTATTGATAACTGTTGGAGCAGCCCTTAACTCCTCTCCTCTAGCTACTGCATTCTTATAGTCTTCAATAGCCTGTAAATACTCTTTCTTAAATACAGCTTTACCTGTGCTTAACTCAAGTAATTTTTTGCGTTTGGTCACTTTAACGTAATAGTCGCAGACCATAATGATCTTTTGTTCTTTTGATTTGTATGACCAGCAAAAATCTCCCAATGCACCCGTTGTAATTCCATTAAAATCGATATCAGGGTATTTATCTTTTAAATCTTCCTCAGACATCGGAAATATTTGCCATGCATATTTACCATCTCCCTTATGTGGTAAGCGAGCAGTTGGATCAAATCCACACATAGTTGGTTCATATGCTTTACGTAATCCTATACGCTGGTTAAACGTGTAATCATTTTCATATTCTGTATAAAGCTCAAGTACTGAAAATCCGCCAGAAACCTGATCAGTAAATGTATTGAATTCAACTAATGATGATTTGGTCTCATGCAGAATCGACATGAGATGTCCTTCTACGACATTAATAACAGCAGGATTAACTGGCGCAACATCTGGCTTAGATTGTGTAACAAAGGAAGGCTCTTGCTTAGAGAATTCACCGCGATTACGAGATATAAGCGATTCAAGCACATTAAATTCTAAAGCAGGTTTTCCAATTTTTCCTAAATCGTTTTCTTCTTCAGTGGTTATATTAGTTCTGAAAATGAATGATTTCATTTTGTGATATCTATCAACATTTTCTTCAAAGTCTTGATACGACTCTTTCACACATCGCTTATATTTTTCTAGTCTTTCTTTAGCTTTTAAATCGATATCTAAATACGCCGCTGCCATAAATTCGTCCTCGCATTCTGCTGTTGCAATTCAAATTGAGATAATTTCTTTAAGATAGCGTCTTGCTCGCTATCACCTTTAAGTGCTTGAATTATTTTATCTTTATAAACAAGCTTACAAGCATGAGCGTACGTGTCGCAAATGTCATCACGCTTATGTGAATTATTGCCTGTTATCTTGCCCATATGCTCAATAACTTTCGCCGTATGCTTACCTTTAGCCGGGAATGAAATTAAGCGACGAGCCGCATAAGTTTGACATGCCATGAATCTATCAATTTTTGATTGTCCGATACCTTTAACTTCTATCTCACGTATCTGTATGCCTTGAAGCTTTCTAAGCGTTGGAATAAGCGTTGTGCCTGTAGATGCTTTTTCAATTGCCGCAAGCGATGGTTTAACAGGATGAAGCATACATTCTTGCCAGAACTCTATAAATGCGTCTTCTAGATGATGCGGCTCTAAATGTTGCTCGCTACAATCAAGCCAATGAAGCCCATACATGTCCATCTCAAAACCTTTAACTTCAATCTTATAGATTCCGAAGAATGACATCGCAGTTGCATCGTTATACGTTTTCTCAGTTTCAGCCGTATCAACCACAATGAATGTCGATAATATCTTTGGCTCTTGATCAAGCAATACAAACCAATCTTTCTTATAAATACCACCATCAGCAGGTGTCGGATCTTGCTGATATTGCGCCCAGAATTCGTATGGAGAGTCTTTTTCCATGGTATCTAGCATTTCACGCGTATGCATCGTCGGACACAAAGCATTTCCCGCAGCATCACGCGCAGGCAATATCACCTCATGCCATTTACGGCTATCAAATCCTTTGCGTAAATTAGCTGGTAAATCATCTTCGTGAGTGCGCTGACCAATAAGAATAATAGGAGTTGTCTGAGGATCATTAACACGAGTAACAATAGTGTTCTTATAGCGCTGATTTGCACCTTCTCTTATTGTTTCCGAAAAGGCCATATCAGGCTTGATAGGGTCATCAATAATAATAGCGCCACCGAAACGATCGCAGTGCTTAATACCAGCACCATGTCCTACAATAGTTCCAGTAAACCCCGCGGCGTAGACAGTTCCGCCCTTAGTAGTTGAAAAGTTATCTTTAGCGCTTGAATCACGTTTAATCTCCACTCCAAATAATCTGCGATACTCAGGCATCATCATAATTTCGCGTATCTGCTTAGTTTGCAGCATTGCTAAGTCATGCGAATAAGAAAGATAAAGAAAGTTACAATCAGGATCCATCGCCATACACCACGCAACGTAATGAATGAGAACTTCAGATTTTCCATATCTAGGAGGCACGTTAATTAATAATCGGTCAATCCTATGTTCATGCGCGTCAGTTAATGCGCGGCAAATTGTAATGTAATGTGATTCACGGCCGTCAGGCTGTGAAATAATGAAAGGTCGATGATGGCGCAATTGATAAAAGAATTGAGTGAATTGAAGAAGTGAGCTGCATACTTCGGCTGCTAATAATAATGTTTCGTTTTTATTTTCCACACTGTTAAATACCTAAATAACTTTTTAACTTTTCGATAAATGCTTCTTTATATACTGGCTCGATAATGTCTTCAGTACCATTTGCAAACATAACAAACACCGTACGATCTCCGTATATGAAGTGATCAAATTCGTAGACTTTATAAATTAAACCAAAGTCAATGTAAAAATTGTCTTTAATATGAATTAGCATTTAAATACCTTTTGCAGCTAATGTGTGACGCAAATCTTTTAAATATTCGTCGAGCTTTGATAGAAATTCCTTAACAAACGATGGACTTATATAAATAGTTTCTTTCTCATTTCTAAGTGTTACGCATAAGCCATCGTCATAATTTTCGTATCCCTAAATATGAATAATTTCATTGAAATTAATGTAAAGTTTATCAGCTATTTTTTGCAGCATACGCCAACCTCTTTTCAACCTCTGCTTGAACTCGTTCATTAAACTTTATATCGCTTATATATTCTTTAATATATCCACGAACAACTAATAATTTTGTGCTTATTTCATCATCAATTGGAACACAAGTCTTTCTGTTATCCCACATGGCGCGCACCATATTTAATTCTTGTAATGCAATCTCTAATAGTTCCATTAATAATCCTTCTTAATCTGCGAAATTAATTCTTTTAATCCATCGTTATTAACTTCGGTATTTACTTCAGATTTAACAGCTTCGTAATGACCATTCATTTTATTGGTAATATCAATAACCGCAACTAATCCTCTGACATCTGCATTTGACGTAACACCATATTGATTATGCGTTGGCAATAATGCTAATTCCGCTGCTTTTTTTAGCATTTTATATTTAAAATCAAGCGTAAACCCTGCTTTTTTCGCTGCCGCTTCCTTTTTTTCGGCAATAGAGGCCATTATTTCTGGTTTTCTGATGTTTTCAGAGGCTATTTTGCCAGCAGTACGAGCACTATATCCAGCTTCCTTTGCAGCCTTTGTCCCATTCCCTAATTCTAAGTATTTATCAACAAATTTTTCTTGCTTAGGAGTTAATTTAGGATTTTTAGACTTAGGCATGATTATTCGCCTTTAGTTAAGCCTTTAGTAAACCACATGACCGCTTCTTCTAATTTTGTTTTAACTAATGAAAATTCACGAGAAGATGGAAGATTTTCAATTGATGTCGCAGCAAGACGCAAATGACTAGTAAAAAAATCACGTCTTCTTAAATTCTCATCACTAATAGTTTTAAAATCTGTATTTAAAAAATCTTCCATATTAAATCCTAGAGATCAGTAATTAATGCATGAAACCACAAGAATGCTTCATCTAACTTTTGAAATACATTAGCCAATGCAGCTTGTTTTTGTGGAACAGGCATAACCTGTGTTGCGGTTGAAGCTTGAGTACGAGCAGTGTTAACCGCGGTTGTAAACGTAGCCAATAATTTTGATTTAGCTGCCGCGATATCATCTACTGCTGTAGTAGCAGCTTGTACGGTAGCAGCGGCAACGCCTGCTATTGGAGCCAAGGCAGGGTCTGCTGCTGATACTACACCAGCGATCACCGGGGCAAGCTGATTAACTGTATTGGCAACCGTAGCTGCTGTATTTGCTGCATCTGTGGGGGTTTGCATTATTCTTCTCCTGTCTTTGGTAATGTTTCATTTAATTTCGACTTTGTTTTCTTTTGAAAAGGGAGAGTTGTATATGGGACATCTCCTAAATCATTTTT